TCTAAAGTTTTGTGCTGGGGAATGATACATCTTTATAATCTTTGTATGAGAATCATCCCAATAAACTTGCATTACAGCATTACCATACAATTTTAAATCAAAGATTGACCTTTTTAATTCTTCTTGCGGAAGTATCTTACCTAAGGCTTCTTCAAAAGCTGAGTTCTTTGTAAATATACCTTTACCATATATCAAATCAGCTATACCTTCAATACAAGCTGCATTAGTTGTAGAATTATTATAGGAATCAATTATATTCTTAAAGAAATCATCAGGTCCAATTATCCCAACAGGCACCCATTGATAGCGTGTTTTTGTATCCTCAGTAATGACTGGGATTTCTTGTTGTGCTAAATTTACAACCGCTAAATTTTGATTTAATTTCATACTATTCTAAGATTATATATTCGTTATCAGTCACATTACTTACATAAACATCTTCTAATGGAATCTGATTTACATAAGATGGTTTATTAATTGATTGTGAAGTAAATACAGCTACTGAACCATGCCAAATAGAGCAAGTGGTATCGTTGATATGTGCTCTATACTGAGTACCTACACTTGCACTTACCAATGTGGATATCTGAGAGCTTGTAAAAGATAGAAGGCTCTCATAAGCATTGTATGTATAATTTGATAAAGATGCCGAATAATTTTCCAATGTTATCATATCTTGCAAATGTATTGTAAGATTAGAACTACCTGTTGGTTGACATCTAAATGTCCATATATTACTGCCTGATGATATAAATGTTAGCATGATGTACTTAGCTTGTATTTACCTTTCTATTTTAACAATTTAGGTATCAATAATAGTAATAGACATAAAAAAAGGGTAACACCTGTGCTACCCTTCTTGTTATTTCTTTACTATACTATGAGTTTGTATTTCCTACAATAGTTGGTTGATTCGCCATAGCTCCAAATGGGTTACCAAATGTTGAGCCTGATACGAATGGTGCTGGGAATGGTTCTAATCCAGTAAATGTAACTGAATAACCATAAAGGTCACCCAATCCAGCTCCTGTTTGAATAGTACCACCGGTTACATCTGCACCCTCTCTCTGTCCAACCAAAAGGGTATCACCCGCGTTAGTGTGAACGAAGATTTGAGGACGTCCATAAGCCATCAACTTTAATTGAGTAGTCATCTCATTAGTTAATTTCTTTAAGTTAAGAACTAATTCTTGTGAAAAGAATGTAGTACCATTATCTCTTGAAGAATTAACTGTTTCAGTATAGCTAGAATTTCCTTTTAGTTGGTATTGATAAGCGATTAATCCAGAAGGTAAACTTTCAATCAATGCATCACCATTCGCCTGAGAGGACGTTGATAATGAGCCTGATGAATAATTTACAAAGAAAACTGAATCTAAACCACCGATTGAATCTTTACAAGGTTCATTTCTACCAATTGTTAATTCACATGCCATAGTTTTTGTTTTTTTTTAAGTTAATTTTTGTTTAACATATTGGAGTGAGAGAGGGAATGAACCCTCCCATTATTCACTCAATATATTAATAGTTCTTATGGATAGCAATATCAGTACCGATACCATATTGTGTTCCAGCTGTGTATCTCATAATGATACGATAGTTCTGCGAACCATCTAAGTTAGCCATATCCAATACTCTTACTTCGTTATGGTCACTCAATAAACCAGTACCAAAGTACAAGTTAGATTTTTGTGCTGCCACCATAGCAGAAGATGCAAGACCAGGGCAATGTGCTAATTCAATACCATTAAAGTTCAATGGCTTCTCTCCAACGTTTAATTGGTTGTTGAAACCATTTGCTCCCTGCGCTCCACCAGCTAATGCTTGTTGATAAGCTTTAACTACGTTTGTAGGGATGTAAATCAACAAGTCCTCTTTACCATATACCTCTGCAGGGATTGCATCAACTAAAGAATTTAATTTAGATAATACATCAGTAGAACTGATTGAGCCAGACTGTGAAGATGTTACAGGTGCGTTTGCTCCACCTGCTACAACTGAAGATGATAGGGCGGCATATAATCCACCAAATTCACCATTAGTTGCGTTGTTTCCTCTCCAAATAGAGATTTCAGTAGCCTGGGCAACCTTTGCGGAGACGTAAGATATGAGGAAATCATTAAAGTCCCTGGGAATTTCATCGAATGCAGAGAATCCTAATTGAAGAGCTTGCCAGCTATCAACGAATTCTTGCTTACATAATTCAAGGTTTACTTGAAGTTCTTTTGGTTCTAAGATTCTCTCAGAGAGAGCTACAGTACCAGAAGTGGTAAAGTTACAAGATGCATCGTTTACGATTGAATCAACTGCAATCTTTTGGATAACACTCTTAAACTTCACATTCGGCATGATTGTGATGTACTGATTGTCCAAAGTCTTAGCTGATAACAATGCCGCTGCAATGTACTTACCTGCGAACTCACCAGCGTAGGTTGTTGTAACGCTAGGCTGTGTGAAATTTTGTTGTTTTTTCATTGTTACTAATTTATTTTATTTATAAAGTTTTGATAAAACACTGTTTTGGTAGTTTTCTACTTTCAATGTTTTATTGAATTTTATGTTTAATACTTTTTGTGCATTTTCATCTATTGGTGCACCATCCAATTTAGGAAGTTCTTCTTCCTCTTCTTCAGAATCTACAGCTGCCATCTTCTCTGCTTTATCGCCAGGTAATGGTTCTGCTTTAACTTCTTCTGCTTTCTCACCTTCTTCTACAACTTTTTCTTTTACCATTTCGTTGTATTTCTTTTCTAATTCTTCAATACGATAAGTCATTTCTTCAATCTTCTTTTTCATTTCCTCATCTTTCTTCATATCTTCAGAAATAGGTTCTGCTGTTTCCTCATCATCTTCCTTATCATCATCACCCATATCACCACCAGCGATTGATTCCATTTTAACAGCTTCATCTTCTGCTTTTGTTTTTACTTCAACGTTTTCTCTCTCTACGATTTTACCGTCTTTAGTAATGATTTTGATTCTTACTTCTTTTCCTTCAGAATCACTTAGTACGATTTCATGCTCACCATCTGGTGCTGCACTTTTTGTACCACTATCTGATACAACATCTACATCTTCACCAACATCAAAAGTTGGGGATTGTAAGATAGTTCCATCAGCTAATTTTGCGTATGTTAATTCTTCCTCTTCTTTAACCAAAGCTAAGTTTTGGAGAATCTTCTTTAATACTAATGTTGCATTCATATTATTTGTATTTAGTTATTTAACAATTGTATATTAAAATATAGTAATTTTTTATTCTTTATATGTTGGAGGACAAAGAATAACTTGATAAGGAGTTGCAGGCTGTGCCCACGGAAATGGAAATGTATAAATAAAAGTTCCACTTCCTGAATTAAAACTATGAGTTGTAAACCCATCTAAAAATGTTGTTGTTGCATTTGTAACAGTTGCTTTAGTTTGTCCACTATAAATTATATTTACTGCACCTGTTGTACCTGCTGAAGCAGCTCTTGCACCAATTTGTGTGCTTTTTCCATTTCCTCCCTTTCCTGTATTGCTTGTTGCAGAACCTTCACCTCCTGCTACACCGTTTGGACCAGAAGGTCCAAAACTGAATCCGCCGCCACCTCCACCAGAAGTGACTCCATTTGCTCCATTTCCACCTGTTCCAATATTACCTGCCGAAGAACCATTTCCACCATTTTGTGAATTTGATGCACCACCACCTCCTGCTCTTAGAGGTCCGAAAGCATTTGAAGTATTTATTGCAGTTCCGCCTGTAAATGCAGGATATGATGTAACAACACCAGCCCTTACAATACTGCCTGAACCACTGTTTCCACCTATTGGGTTTGAACCTATTTCTCCTTTTTTACCACCCTGCGCTGAGAATTGTATTGGTATATCATCTCTATCATCAAATCCAATTAGATTTGAATCTTGTCCATTTGTATCTATTGCTCCACCTCCACCAACATTAATTGTATATAATAGGTTTGGTACAATACTAATACTTTGGGAAACAGCCATTCCACCGCCTCCACCTCCGCCTGCATTAGTATCATCACCTCCACCACCACCGCCACCTATAACTAATATAGATGCAGAATAGTTATTTTTCATAACACCAATACAACCCATACCACCTAAGGCTTTGTTTATATTAAGGTTTAGATTTAACATTCAATTTATTTAAATGCTACAATTGATGCAGCTGTTGATGAAGAAGATACGGCAGTTACGATGCCAGGTATAAATCCACTTGCTGATACTAAAGTAATTACTGAAGAATCATATGTCTTTATTACTAAGTTTCCAAGCTGTCCAACATACAAGCCACCAGCTACAAATCCAAATTGTGGATTGGTAGGTGTACAACCAGTCATTGAACCTGTTGGGGTAACTACTACTCCACCAACAAATTGTGGATTAGTTACATACGAATTTTGAGTTTCTAATTTCATATTGAGTTATTTTATTTATTTAACAATTATTGTTTGAGATATATTGATTAATTGAAATACCAGTTCTTCCAGCATTATAAATTTCATTTATTTCATCTACAGATAAAATTCTATTGTATAATAATACAGCAGAAAGGCTGCATGAGATATATCCATCAGTAGACCATTCAGGAATTCCAATGTTAAAGAATCTATTACCCATTGATGAATATATTGGACTTACAGATGTTGAATATGTTTGTGGTGTAAATGAGCCACTTGCTATAATATTTGCACCATCTCTCCATATTTCAAAATTACCAGATCCAGATTCTCTAGTAGCTGTAATCATATGATATGAATTAAATACAGTTTCTGTTGTAGTTGATGTAACGTTTCTATTATTGTCATCAGATGTTAATCTCCATACATCAGATGATTCATTAAATGAAATTGCATCAAATATTGTGGGATTTGCTCCATTTTGTAAATTGACAATACCAGATGCATTGTTATTTCCTGCATTTATAGTTTTTACCCAAATAACTTGTGTAAAATCTCTAATAACTGAACCTGTTGCAACAGACGATGTTATAGTTGCCATTAAAGCATTATTTGTACCATTAAATACAAGCTCTTTACTTGCGCTATTAAATGTTGGAAACGAAGAACCAGAAAAAGTTGTTGATAATATTTTATTTGCTGATAAATCACGCCATATACTTCCACTACCAGGGAATGATACAGGATTAGTTGCATCAAATGCATATATTAATCCAACTCTTGGAAAACTTGGAACTGAAGCTGGATTTGCTCCAACCTGAGTATCACCAATAAAATAAAATGGTATTGGTGTACTTCCTAAAAATATTTGTGTTGATTGCGTTGGCATTATTCAAATTTGTTTGTGTGTTCATTCCACTTCATACCAACTACTGCTTCACCTCTTTCTTCAGTCACTATAATATCTTTACGATAATCAGTTGGTACTTCACCTTCAATAGTTTGGTTAATGTTAATATCCAAAACGGCAATTACATTAAAATCATTATCTAAAAAAGCTCTTTTTTCTATCATATCTTTAACTTTGTATTACTATACTATCAGGTACAGTAATTGTTGGCGTATTATAACCTTTATCAGTTCCAATATATAATCTAAAATCTTGTATTAGTTTACCATATCCATCGTTATTATTTCCGGCGTTTGTACCTAATAATTTAATTAGTGTTGGGTTGCTTATTGCACCAGAACCATTACCTATTATATCTCCATTAAAATAAATGTATTTGTTAACACCACTCTTAACCCATGCTACGTGATACCATACGTTATTTGTTTTTGGACTCCATGTACCAGGATCATTATCACCAGCAGTACCAAAGAAACGGAATGTAGATGATGCGTTTGCATAATCTAATAAACATTGAGTACCACCCTGGTCACCAAAGAAAAATGCGTTAAATGGAGGTGAAGTAAATGTACCACCCTTAAAATTAAACCAACATTCAACTACAAAATTATTTGAAGCTAAATCAGCATTAGTTGATGGATTTGCAATACACCGGCATTTTGTGAACCTGAAATCATTAATGATGTTGAATATCCTTGTGCATCAAAATCAAATGAACCTGAGTTTACATATTGAGATGATGAAGGATAGAATTGAGGTCCTGCTGAACCTACATTAGAACCTGATGGGACTAAAACATATCCATCACTAAATGTACCAGTTCTTATTGCTCCTGCTACATTATCATAGAAATTTGTCATTCCCAATGATGTAAAAAGAGAATATGGACAAGCTATCACCAATGAAGCTGAATATGGGTCATTTCTAAATGATGGACTTGGTTGATAATATGAATTTATACCAGTCCATTTATTATCCATAAAACCAAATACTTCTTGACTTCCTACAAACATTTGATTTGATACTTCAGCCATAATTAAAATGTATTTCTTTGTAATGTTCTATTAAATGTATTAACAATATTAGTTAATGCTGCTGGTCCACCTGTTGGTAAACTTCTGCCTATATGTGCAAAACAACAACCTCTACTACTATTTCTAAATCCAGTTGTTCCATCGTTTTGTGCACCCAAAAAAAGATTTCTGCTTGTTAATGTTGTCACTGTTGTACCTGTATTTACTACTCTACTTCCGTTTTTCCAACCTTCTACGTTAGTTGTTCTATTTGTAATGAAATATCCAGAACTATTACCACTTGCTCCACCACTACCACCAACTCCTCCAAAAAATGAATATTGGTTACCATCACTAAATCTTAATGCTAAAAGAGTTTCACCAGCTGCTGCTGCATTAGTTGCGCCCATTTCAACATCATCTGCAGCTGCATTATTTGTAAATGAGTAATATGACATAGAACCATTAGTTGTTGTAAATACAATATTTGGTGCTGCAAATGTATCTGCATAAGTTCCACTTGCTCCATTTGGTAATGCTCCACTAGCACTATGTGTCCAAGTTCCATTAAATGATAATCTATATGCTGCATTAGTATCTTGCGGATTTATTAAATTAAACTTATGGGCATTCGCATTACCGCCAACCATAGGATATATAGCAAACATTAAATTATATAAACCTTGTGCTTTGAGTTGGTTTACTAAATTATTTATTGCTACCGCTTGAATTCCACCAATGCCTGTTACATTTATAAATGCTCCTGCATCTGGGTCAAATTGATTTTGGTTTGCAAATGGTGTAAACATCATATTATCTCAAATCATTTATTTTTGCTAAGTAAACTGAAGATGAATTAAATGTTACAAATGTTAAAATATCTTCTTTACCACTACTTCCAGATGTTGGTAAATAACGGCTTCCACTTACTTGTCTTACATTTGATGAGAAAGAAGCTGTTGGTGGAGTTGGAGAATTTTGTACAGTTGTCAATAATAAATTTACAACTTGTCCAGATTTAGTATTTGTGATATTAAAAAACTGAGAACCAGTTATCAAACAAGTAAATAAATTACCTAAAGTAAAATCTAAAGATGCTGTTGATGATGCAACACTTGCAGATACAACATTTCCTCTAGCTGAACCGGTCACAATTAATGAACCTGTTATTTCTGCAGAACCAGTGAATGGGAATGCTGTTCCAGAACCTCCAGCTGACGTTCCAGATGTTCCACTTGAACCAGCTGCTCCTGTAGCACCTGATGTGCCTGAAGTACCAGCTGCACCTGCGCCACCACTACCAGTAATTGCAGAACCAGATATTACATAAAGTGTATTTGCATCTTTTGTACCTAATGATGAGTAAGATGCTGAAGAGATAAAAATTACGTGCTTTACAGGAGCTAAATTTGTACTTGTTGGTGATACGTTATCTATTAAAGAACCTGTAAATGATTGTGAAGTGATAAGATAACTTCCACTCACCGATATACTTCCTGTCACACCTAAAGAGCCTGTTACTAATGCTGAACCAGTGAATGGGAATCCTGTCCCAGTGCCTGTTCCACCAACCAATGTAATAGATGCAGTGTTGTTAGAAATTGTTAATGCTTGTACGGCACTACCACTAAACAATAAATAATTTGCATTACCTGCTATATGTGTAGAGCCTGATGCGAATCCTAATATTGCTGTTGTTCCTGAAGTGCCGTTTACACCTGATGTGCCGCTTACACCTGATGTGCCTCCTGTTCCATTAGTGCCATCTATACCGCTTGTACCATTTACTCCTGATGTGCCTCCGCTACCGGCTGTGCCGTTTGCACCAGATGTGCCGCTACTACCATTTACACCGCTTGTTCCTGCAGTGCCGCTTGTACCATTTTGTACTGAAGAACCAGATACAACATAAAGTGTATTAGGGTCTTTTGTTGATAATGCTGCGTATGAAGCAGAATCTAATGTTA